CCTTAAAGACACCAAGCAGGAGAAGGAGGACTTGATAACTTCTTCTGGTGTAACTAAAAAGGAATTGATGAGCAACCCCCAGTTTGCCGACCTGCTTAGAGCGGCAGGTGCTAGTCCACCAATGAAGACCAGCCTGACTACTGGCAAGCCGACGTTGGCCTTTGCCAAGACCGATGAGCAGTTTCAAGCATTACTGGAGCACGAAGACCCCAGAGTGCGGCTGTTGGTAGCGTCTAGGTTAGGTGTTAAGGGTTCGTTGGAAGAGTCCCGCACTGAAAGGTTTATCTCTATCGCCAAGCGGGGCCTTATGCCCGTGCCTATCCGGTACTATGCTGCCCATACAGGTAGGTGGGGAGGCGATGACAAGATAAACATACAGAACCTCCCGAGCCGGGGAGTAAATGGCAAGAAGTTAAAGAGCAGTATGCTTGCCCCCAAAGGATATACGTTGGTTGACTGCGACTCTTCTCAGATCGAGGCCCGAGTACTAGCGTGGTTAGCAGAACAAGAGGAACTGGTATCTGCATTCGCAGCTAAGAAAGATGTGTATATAACAATGGCCTCTACTATATACGGTGTACCGGAAGCCGAGGTGTCCAAAACCCAGCGTTTTGTAGGTAAAACCACTATCCTAGGTTGTGGCTACGGTATGGGCGCAGGTAGGTTTGCTGACCAACTACAATCTTTTGGTACGGATATAGATATAGAGGAGTCGCGTAGGATCATTTCTATATATAGAAGCACCAATTGGAAAATCGGTACGCTGTGGCGTAACCTCCAGAACATGTTAGTAAATATGTCTAGGGGAACGTCTGGTAGCCTTGGCCCCAATGGCATAATCAAGTATGGGGCATCGCTGGGACGGTACATGGGTAAGCCTATGTGTAATGCGTGGGTACGACTACCATCTGGGTTAAACATGCGTTACGATGACTTACAGTACGAACAGGGAAAGCACGGACTAGAGTTTAGCTATAAGACTAGAAACGGATACAACCGTATATACGGGGGTAAAGTTACAGAAAACGTGTGTCAGGCTATTGCTAGGTGCATCATTGGGGAACAGATGTTAGCTATATCTAAGAGATACAAAGTAGTCCTCACTGTGCATGACTCTGTGGTATGTTGCGTACCGACAGACGAGTTGGTAGAGGCAACAGCTTTTATTGAGCGTTGTATGAGCACTACTCCACTATGGGCTAGCGGCCTACCTATAACGTGTGAGTCAGGCAGTGGTAAATCTTACGGAGAGTGCGAATAGTATGGGCGATATAATCGAATGGCCGAAAAAAATTGAATTAGCCGACCCCGCAAAATTAGAGGGTACAGTAATTGCGTATATAGGGGAGGGCGAATACGGAGAGCTATTGGTTTGCCTAGAGCAGATAGAATATGGTTTTGTGAAAGGCAGGTTAGTACTAGATGTGGATTTCATAAAACTCCTTATAGAAGCATTATCAGAACTTAACGAGTATGTGGAGGATATGCACTGATGAGTATTGCTCCGTGGTCGTTTTCTAAGATTAAATCTTTTGAGCAATGCCCTAAGAAGTTCTACCACTTAAAGGTGTTAAAGAACTACAAAGAGCCAGAGACAGAAGCAATGCTGTACGGCACCGCCGTACACTTAGCGGCAGAGGAGTATATACGTGACGGCACCCCGCTGCCTGAGAAGTACAGCTACTGCAAAGACGTTTTGGATTCTTTGAAAGCCAAAGCAGGGGAGAAGATATGTGAATTGGAGATGGGGCTTACTGAGGGTCTGGAGCCGTGTGGTTTTAGGGACGATGCTGTTTGGTGGCGCGGTATAGCGGATTTAGTTATACTGAATAGAGACACCAAGACAGCTTGGGTAATAGATTACAAGACAAGCAAGAACACTAGGTATGCAGATAAAGGGCAACTAGAGCTAATGGCCCTAGCCGTGTTCAAGCACTACCCCGAAATAGAACACGTAAAAGGCGGGTTAGTTTTTGTAGTGTGCGGGGAGTTGATAACGGGCAACTACAATAAATCTGAAGAATCTACGCTATGGGCTAAGTGGCTATCTGACTACAGCCGTATGGAAAAAGCATTTGAGAAAGATGTTTGGAACGCTCACCAAAGTGGGTTATGCAGGAGACACTGCATAGTCACGGAATGTGTACATAACGGGAGGCACTAATGCCTTATAAGAAGAAGTCAGATAGGAAGAAGCAAGTTAATGCCCCCGTGGGTAGCGCCACGTTTGAACGCCGAATGGAGCGACAGCGTGCCAGACGTAAGATGGACAGAGAAGGTATAGATGCTAACGGCAACGGCAAAGCTGACAAGCGCGAAGGTAAAGACGTAAGTCACAAGAAAGCCTTGGTCAATGGTGGTAGTAATGCGGACGGCGTTATTGTAGAGAGTCGATCTGCTAACAGAAGTCGGAACTACAAAACCAAAAAGAAGTAGTTCCCAAGACGCTTGCCTAGATGCGTCTATAAAAAACGTGAGTTGTTAGACCTTTTTTACTCACAAAAATTTAGGAAGTTCAAGGGGTTATCTCCCCCCTTCATAAGCAGACCTAGCCCTATCTGTGAGCGAAGCAGGGCCTACTTTTTCTTGCATGATGTGGACACCCACTTCGTGCTATTTGGCATCGGGGGGATAAATGCGTCCAGTGTATGAGAGCGAGTTTGACCGTAGTAACGAGTGGTATATAAAAGATTATCTTGAGTCTAGCGGTAAGTATACCTACGAGAAGTCTGAACCTTTCGCCCCCATAGACGGCTTGTTGTTACGGGACGGGAAGCATATAGCAAACGTAGAAGTCAAGACCCGAACCAATGCTAAGGATAAATACCCTACGTACATGATAAGCGCGAATAAGGTAGGGAACATACTGCGAGTAAGTAGGGAGAGCAAGGTAATACCCCTACTGATTGTAAAGTTTACTGATGGTGTGTTTGCGGTAGTGCTGAAAGATGGGTACGAGCTACGCCAAGGCGGAAGGCAGGATAGAGGTGATAGCTACGATATGGAAACGTGTATATACATACCAATAACGGAGTTCGTACAGATATGAAGATAGTAGATAACAAAGCATTGCTGCTGACATTACGTAACCCAGCAAGAGTTACAGCAGTGATACCCAAGAGTAGGGAGCTACCCAATAATCAAGTGTTGGTTAACTGGGGGATAGACGAGACACAAGTTTTAAGGAATATGAACATAAACGTGCCTTCTCCCATAGAGTCTAGATACGAGTGGGCGGGTAGGTATAAACCCTTCAGCCATCAGAAAACTACCGCTGCTTTTTTAACCCTTAACCGCAAAGCCTTCTGCTTCAATGAGCAAGGTACAGGCAAGACTGCGTCTGCTATCTGGGCGTCTGATTACTTACTAACACAAGGTATTATAAGACGTGTTTTGGTTATCTGCCCCTTATCTATCATGGATTCCGCGTGGCGAGATGATCTTTTTAACTTTGCCATGCACCGAAAAGTTGCCGTGGCTCACGGCGCTGCAAAGAAACGAGTCGATATTATTGAGGGCGACGCAGAGTACGTGATAATAAACTACGACGGAGTAGAGATTGTAGCCGACGCAGTAGCTAACGGGAGGTTCGACCTTATCATTGTAGACGAGGCTACTCACTACAAGAACCCCCAGACCAAACGATGGAAGACACTCAATAAGTTAGTTGGCCCTAGTACTTGGTTGTGGATGATGACGGGTACCCCTGCCGCACAGAGTCCTGTTGACGCGTTTGGTATAGCCCGACTAGTTAACCCTACGGCTGTACCTAGGTTCCTCGGTTCCTTTCGGGATCAGGTTATGCGCAAGGTGACTAACTTTAAGTGGGTACCAAAAGAAGATGCTACCACCACAGTGCATAGGGTGTTGCAGCCGGCCATACGGTTCACCAAAGAAGAATGCTTAGATTTACCATCAATGGTGTACGTGAAACGCGAGGTTAACCTAACGCGCCAACAACTAAAATACTACAAAGAGTTAAAAGACAAGATGGTAATGCAAGCTGGAGGGGAACAGATTACCGCTGTTAACGCGGCTGTTAGTATGAACAAACTACTACAGATATCTGCGGGAGCGGTATACACCGACAAAGGAGACGCAATAGAGTTTGACATAGCTCCCAGATATAACGTTCTTATGGAAGTCATAGAAGAGTCTAGTAAGAAAGTTCTGGTGTTCGTGCCGTTCAAACACACCATTGACTTGCTAGTGGGTAAGCTGCGGAAGGATGGCATAAGCACAGAAATAATACGGGGGGATGTATCTGCGGCCAAACGTACAGAGATATTCAAACGCTTCCAAAGTATGGATGACCCTCGGGTGTTGGTGATCCAACCTCAATCAGCGGCACATGGTGTCACGTTGACTGCGGCGAACACGGTGGTATGGTGGGCACCGACGAGTTCTCTTGAAACCTACGCTCAAGCTAACGCTCGGGTACACAGATCAGGTCAAGACCACAAATGTACCGTAGTCCAACTTCAAGGCTCCCACGCTGAGAAACGTGTTTATGCACTACTTGATAATAGAATAGACGTACACACAAAAATGATTGACCTTTACAAAGAAATACTTGACTAAGGTACAATACGCCACTATAGTGGACTCCCCAACATGTGTTGGAGCGACTATAGGAGAATAAAATGAGCGACGATAGGGGGTTAGCAGAAAAGCTAACAAGGGTGTATTTGAAGATCAGGAGCAAGAAAGCCGATATAGCGGCTGAGTTCAAAAAGCAAGACGACGAGCTTACAAGGCAACTAGATAAGGTCAAAGGCGCACTACTCGACTACTGCAAAGAGCAGGGGGTCGATAGTGTAAAAACTTCAGGAGGTATGTTTTACCGTTCTGTAAAAACACGTTACTGGACAAGCGACTGGGAATCCATGCACAAGTTTATTCTTGAGCACGATGTACCTGAGTTTTTCGAGAAGCGTTTGAATCAGACATGTGTACGGCAGTTCCTAGAAGATAACCCAGACCTAGTACCAAAAGGGCTTAACGTAGACTCTGAGTACGTAATAACAGTAAGGAGGAAGTAATGTTTGTACCAATTGAAAAAGTAGCAAGGCATTTTGCTGTGTCAGTGTCCACCATCCGGGCATGGGTACGGCAGGGTAAAATTCCATCTGAAACCTATATAAAGGTGGGTAACACGTACAGGTTTAACTTAGAAGCTGTTGAGGCCGCTCTTATAAAGGAACGCTCTCCTGAAGAGTTTGACGATAGGCAGTTAGAACTTGACTTCGATACGGACGAAGATATCTGATGGGCAAGCTACGCCGAATCAGCCTACGTGATGGCAAGTTCAACACAGAGGGTAGGGTGCTGGACGCGGATGTAATGGACGCTATCGTGGTAAACGCGGCTGGTGTCTCTCGTGCTTATTACGGCGAAACGTACGACCCTAATAAAATCGCGGCTCCTACATGTTGGTCATCTGATGTGCAGCGGCCTGATCAGAACGTACCTCAAGACAAACGGCAAGCAAGCCGTTGTATGGACTGCCCCCAGAACGTCCGGGGTTCAGGCCAGTTTGGAGGTAGGGCTTGCCGGTTTTCTCAACGACTTGCCCTTGTATTCGGGGATAACCCGAAAGAGGTGTATCAGTTACAGGTACCCGCCACTTCTATATTTGGAACTAGCAGAGGGGGGGACAGTGGTCTGCAAGATTACGCAAGGCTACTGGCTAAACATGATACAGATATAGCCACTATCACTACTAGAATATATTTTGATAGGGCTAGTGTTGTACCAAAACTTTATTTCAAACCTTTAACTACTTTAGATGAAGCCACATATGCAGCGGTAAGCCGCATGGTAGATCACGAAGATACTATAGAGGCAATCACTTCGACTGTCCCTATAACTAGTGAGCCGGTCTCTCCATTTACAGTAGTAGAAGGTTTTGAACTAAACGCAAACTAAAATAAACTTAGGAATTTTTAATATGGCTACAAGTACACAATATGTAATAAACGGCGTAGAAGCCTTATGGCCGCGAATTAACAGAACGTATAGATTCGATGCTAGTGAGAACCGATCTGTACCATGTGACCCTTTGGACGACGGGGCTAAGTACGAGATTAAATTTCGTATGAATAAAGATACGGCTAAAAAATTGTTTCTGGCTATGTCGGAGGCATATGGAGCTAGGAGAGAGTCGTCGTGGCCTGAGAAGTTTGGCAACCCTTTCGAGAAGGACGAAGATGGTACATATACTTTTAAAGCCTCTTTGAAAGGTGCCTACGGCAAAGAAGTTACTTTAAAGCCTGTACAATACGACGCAAAATCTACTAAACTACCTGAAGACTTCATGCTTACTACGGGCAGTACTGTGAATGTGGCGGTTACGTTTACGCCGTACTTCATGCGAGAAGCAGGAGTTTCCCTTAGATTGCGAGCGGTTCAGGTAACTAAGTATGTACCTATGGAATCTTCGTCTCCGTTCGGTAGTGTAGAGGGATATCGACACGGCGAGGAAGATAACCCTTTCGAGGTGGTACAGGCAGTTAAAGAGGAAATAGTGGCTAAAGATGAGGATTCGTTTGAGGACTTTGACGAGCCTACTACACCGGAACCGAAGAAAGTAGTTAAGAAAACTGCTCCTGCCCCCAAGGCCGACAATGATGCACTGTCGTCTATTGTTGCTGATTGGGACGATTAGCACTTCCCCGTAGTACAACACCCGTAGCTAGGATCATTTCCGAAAAGGGCGTTAACGCGCCCCTGCTATGGTACCTCTCGGAATTAGGTACATTATATGAAAACAGAAAATTTTTTACGGAAGGTATTATCGTCAGAGGGTGATTACTGTGTGTTTGCTTCTAACTTAAAACGGAAGAACGACATAGTACAGAAATTCTACACCTCTATAGGTGACATGGTAGACGGTGCTCGGGATTTAGATGCCAAGGGGTACGACGCCTACTTTGCATTGGCTACGTTCAAGACCCCGAACTCTCGTAAAGTTGATAACGTTAGTAGACTAAAGTCTTTCTTTTTAGACTTAGATTGTGGGGAAGGAAAAGAATACCCAAATCAAGACGCGGCTATACTTGCCCTACAGGGGTTTTGTAAAGCCTTGTCGTTACCCATGCCTAAACTGGTTAATTCTGGTAGAGGGGTACACGTTTACTGGGTTCTGTCCGAAGCCGTGCCGGTTGACGATTGGTTACCTGTAGCGCAGCGGTTAAAGAAGCTGTGTGTTTCCAACGGGTTTCTTACTGACACGTCTGTCACTGCCGATGCTGCTAGGGTATTGCGGTTACCAAGCACACATAATCACAAGACAAACCCTCCAACTAGTGTAGAGTTTTTCGGTATGGAGGCCCCCTCGGAGGTTGATTTTGATACATTCTCGGAGTTGTTAGGCGGGGACATGATACT